CCAAAGATTCTATTTCTTATATCAACTCAGGTTTAGTTGATAGAAATAAAGGATCAGTTTTATCATATTTACATAAAGCAATTAAAGCACTCAATCAACTTCGCATGATTGAGGACTCTCTTGTAATTTATAGATTATCAAGAGCACCAGAACGTAGAATTTTTTATATCGATGTTGGAAATCTACCAAAAGTAAAGGCAGAACAATATCTTAAAGAAGTTATGTCCAGATATAGGAACAAACTTGTTTATGATGCTTCTACTGGTGAAGTTCGGGATGATCGTAAATTTATGTCCATGATGGAAGATTTTTGGCTTCCAAGAAGAGAAGGTGGTAGGGGTACGGAGATTACAACTCTCCCTGGTGGTCAAAATTTGGGAGAACTTTCTGATGTTGAGTACTTTCAGAAAAAACTTTATAGAGCACTTGGTGTTCCAGAATCCAGAATCGCTAGTGATGGTGGATTTAATTTAGGTCGCTCATCAGAAATATTAAGAGATGAATTAAAATTCGCAAAGTTTGTAGGACGTCTAAGAAAGCGTTTTGCGAATTTGTTCAGCGATATTCTTAAGACGCAACTTATTCTTAAAAACGTAGTTAGTCCAGAAGATTGGGAAAAAATTAGCGATCATATTCAATATGATTTCTTATATGATAATCAGTTTGCAGAGTTGAAGGAATCTGAATTATTGAATAATAGATTATCAACTTTAGCAACGATAGAACCTTATATTGGAAAATATTATTCTGTGCAATATGTAAGATCAAAAATTTTAAGACAAACTGATACTGAAATAATTGAAATTGATGAACAAATTGAAAAAGAAATAGAGGAAGGAATTATTCCGGACCCATCAACAATTGATCCTGTAACAGGTCAACCTTTGCCACAAACTGATCAAGGATTTGATCAAGAAGCTATGAGTTTAGGTCAACCAATAGAAGATCCAAATATTGATCAACAAAGCCAAGTAACTAATGCACAAACACAAAAAGATATTAAAAAAGCAGAAATATAAATAAAAGATAGATATATAAATTACTTTTATGGAAGATATTATCGATTTGGTGGTTACTGATGCTTCACCATCGGAAATTACTGATGCTATTAAGGCAGCTTTATTTAACAAAGCAGGTGAAAGAATTGAAGGTTTGAGGCCAGAAGTGGCAGCATCTTTATTTGGCGATAATGATGAAGTTGATAATGATGGTGAAAACAATTATCAAGAAGAAGAATAATGTCAGCACGAATTAAAATTCTTGGGCAAGAATCTGCACTTCCAACAACAACTGGAACGGCAACTAGCTTTACGGCAGCAACAGTTGTTCGTTTAGTTAATACATCAACTACTAATGATTATTTAATTACTGTTGTTGAAACTCAAAGCGGAAGTGTTGTCGGTTCTTTTACATTAATGAGAACTCAAACAGAATTATTAGAAAAATTACCAGCATATTGCGTTTATTCCTCAAACGCTGCTGTTTTGGGTGCAAAAGTAGGATTCACTAACTAAACAAATGAAACTAATCACAGAAGAAGTATCAAAAGTAGAATTTATTACCGAAGGAAAAGGTTCCCAAAAGAAAATGTATATTGAAGGAATTTTCCTTCAAGGAGATATTTGCAATCGTAACGGAAGAATGTATCCAATGGATACTCTATCCCGTGAAGTAAAAAGATATACAGAATCTTTCATTAGCAAGGGACGTGCTTTAGGTGAACTTGGACACCCAGATGGTCCAACAGTAAATCTTGATCGTGTTTCTCATAAGATTATTTCGCTCACTTGTGAGGGAACTAACTTTAAAGGTAAAGCACAACTTCTCGAAACCCCGATGGGTAAGATTGCAAAATCTCTCATTGGAGAAGGTGTTTGTCTTGGTGTTTCTTCTCGTGGTGTTGGTTCATTAAAAATGACTAATGAAGGTCATAAAATTGTAGGCGAAGATTTCATGCTAGCAACTGCTGCCGATATCGTTGCCGATCCTTCTGCTCCTGATGCATTTGTTCAGGGAATTATGGAAGGTAAAGAATGGGTTTGGGAAGGTGGAATCCTTCGCGAAAAACTAGCAGAATCTACAAAACGTAGAATAAATACGTTAGTTGATCAGAAAATTTTGGAAGAACATAAATTAAACTTATTTAATAATTTTCTTTCAAATTTATAATTTAATAAATAAATATAGATTATAAAACAATCAATCTAAAAATGTCCGTTGGTAGAAATTTACAAGAAATGGAAAACGTAGTAACCAAAGGGGCTGCACCTGCCGAACCAATGCAAAAATTATCCACAGGTATTCCTGCTGGTCAGACTGGTGGTTGGGAAGATTTGGGTGGTCCTACAGTAGATAATTATCGTCCAGATGACGATTCAGCAAAACTTAAAGATCCCGCAGCAATTCTTGCTCAAGTTAGAGATGTTGTTAATGCTAAAGCAGCAGCAGCAGAACCTATGCATACTATGGCTAAGGAAGAAGTAGAGGAAGAAGAACTCGTCGATGAAGAAGAAATCGAAGAAACTGAAGATGATGAAGAAGTAGTAGCAGAAGCTGCTAAAGAAGACGAAGAAGACGAAGAAGACGAAGACGAAGAAGACGAAGACGAAGAAGACGAAGAAGGTGGTAAGAAAAAGGGCAAGAAAAAAATGGAGGAAGAGTTTGACATCGATGAAGATGTCAATGCTCTCCTTGCTGGTGAAGAACTTTCTGAAGAGTTCCAAGAAAAAGCACGCACCATCTTTGAAGCAGCAATTCGCTCTAGAGTTTCTGAAATCAAAGAAGATCTCCAAGTTGCTTATGAAGAAGCACTTGTAGAAGAAATCGGATTAATTAAAGAAAGTTTAGAAGAGCGTGTTGATGCATACCTTGAGTATGTTGCTGATGAGTGGATTCAGGAGAATGCACTCGCAGTTGAACACGGTCTCAAGACTGAAATGACCGAATCATTCCTTGAAGGAATGAGAGGTCTTTTTGAAGATCATTATGTAACAATCCCTGAAGATAAATATGATGTCATCGAGAGCATGGTAGATAAACTTGATGAAATGGAAGAAAAACTCAACGAGCAAATCGAAAAGAATGTTGCTCTTAATAGAAGATTAGCAGAGTCAGTTGCTGATGTAATCTTTGGAGATGTCGCTGAGGGTCTTGCACTTTCTCAGAAAGACAAACTCGCTTCTCTTGCGGAAAATGTTGAGTTTGATGGTGAAGAAAACTATCGTGAGAAACTGGTAACTCTGAGGGAATCTTATTTCCCAACCAGATCAACTGGTACTCAAAGAAATGACTCAGAAACCTTAACTGAAAGTGCAGATATTCAGAATAACTCAACTCCTGAAGTTGGTGACAGAATGGCTGCATACTTAACTACTCTGGGAAGAGTTTCTAAAAAGTGATTTTTAAATCATACGTATTCAAACTAACAATTTTTAAAGAGGTAAATTCAAATGCAAATGTTTAACGCAGAACAATTGCAGGAGAAGTGGGCACCTATCCTAGATTACGAAGGGATGGATCCAATTAGAGATTCACATCGTAGGGCGGTAACTGCTATCCTGTTAGAAAACCAAGAGAGAGAACTTCGCGAAGAGCGTGAGTTTCTTTACGAAGGTCCAAACATTAATACCGGTTCTTCAGGATCTATTGCCGGTTTTAGTGGTGGCGCTAGTGCTCCTGTAGCTGGTTTCGATCCAGTTCTAATTTCACTCATTCGCCGTTCGATGCCTAACCTGGTCGCATATGACCTCGCAGGCGTTCAACCTATGAACGGTCCTACTGGACTCATCTTCGCGATGCGTTCTAAGTATGCAACTCAAGGTGGTCCTGAGGCATTCTTCGACGAAGTAAATACTGCTTGGTCCGCACAAGATGACGATCTCAACGCAATTCTTGGAAGTGGATATGTTTCCGGTTCCGATGGAGCTAACGTAGGTTTCGGTACAACTGCACAGTCAGGTTCAAACCCAGGTCTTCTCAGCCCAGATTCAAACGCAACTCAGGCAGCATATAATGCTGGCCAGGGTATGGATACTGAGAACGCTGAGGGTCTAGGTTACGGTGGAGATGAGTTCAACCAGATGGCTTTCTCAATCGAGAAAGTTACTGTTACTGCTAAGAGCCGTGCTCTGAAGGCAGAATACTCACTTGAGCTTGCTCAAGACCTCAAGGCAATCCATGGTCTGAATGCTGAAGCGGAATTAGCAAACATTCTCTCAACTGAGATTCTTGCTGAAATCAACCGCGAAGTTATCAGAACCATCTATAAGGTTGCAGAATCTGGCGCTCAGCACAACGTTGCTACCGCTGGTAGATTTGACCTCGACGTTGACTCTAACGGTCGTTGGTCTGTTGAGAAGTTCAAGGGTCTTATCTTCCAAATCGAGCGCGATGCAAACGCAATTGCTCAGCGCACTCGTAGAGGAAAGGGTAACATGATCCTCTGCTCATCGGATGTTGCTTCGGCACTCACCATGGCAGGTGTTCTTGATTACACCCCCGCACTCAACGCTAACCTGAACGTTGACGATACTGGCAATACTTTTGCTGGTGTTCTCCAAGGCAAGTATCGCGTATACATCGACCCATATTCGGGTGGTTCTAACCCCAACTCTGGTGGTGGTCAGTACTACGTTGTTGGTTATAAGGGTTCTTCACCTTATGACGCTGGTCTCTTCTACTGCCCATATGTACCTCTCCAGATGGTACGTGCAGTTGGACAAGATTCCTTCCAGCCACGTATTGGATTCAAGACCCGTTATGGTCTTGTTGCCAACCCATTCGCAGAAGGAACCACCGCTGGTCTTGGACGCATTAGAGTTAATAGCAACCGCTACTACAGAAGAGTACAGGTTCTCAACCTTATGTGATCCATTTCACATATCTTCAGGGGTGCCGCAAGGCACCCTTTTTTTATCTAAATAAAAATAAAAAGAATGAAGACCTTTAAAGAGTTTTTATCTGAAGCATTACCATTTGGAGCTATAGTATCAACTAGTTCATATGGTCCTGGATTATATGGAAATCCTACAGCATCTGGTGCAAAATTAACACCATCAACAAGGGGAGTTGCTCATAAATCTTTGCCACTTGGAAGTCAGGTAAAAATTACTGATCCCAGAACTAAAAAATCAGTAATAGCTCCAGTTGTTGATAGGGGTCCATATCATGGAAA